GCCGCACCGCTGCGCTCCAGCGCCTCTTGTCCTTGACGCAGCCGGAACTGGTAGCCAGGGTCCGCGGTCATGTCCGCGGCCGTTGGACCCGTAAACGGCGTCGCCGCCGCGTAGGGATCTTGCTCGAACGGCGTCGCGCCCTCATAGGCCGGCGGTCGGTATGGGTCTGGCGTGATATACGGCGTGGGGCTGTAGGTGGCGAGCGGATTGTACGGGGTAATCATCTGCCCCATCGTGCCGCCGCCGCCGCCCGGTCCCATCCCGTAGCCCAAGCTGGGCGGTCCCTGTGTCGCGGGTGGGTTGAACAACGGGCTACCAGGAGGTTGAGTCCATCCTGACTGCATTCCAGGGAATAAGCGAGACACCCCATCATCGGGAGTTGTTCCTGCTCCGGTCGGTGCGGTTCCGGTCGGTGCTGGTGTCTGTGCGGCACCGCCGCCAGCGCCCCACCATAACCCGCCGGACGTGTCCGCTCCCTGATCCGCCCGCATGAGCACATCAATCACGCCGATCCGATTGCCGCCTTCGAGATTGCTGCCGAAATCGATCTTGTCCTTGTCGTTGAAGGTCGCGCCGGGGAACCGCGCCTGAAACGCAGGACTTCGCACCATCGCGGCAATGTCAGACGGCTTGGTGAGATCATGTAGAAACGCCGCCACGTCGTACTTCGCGGTGTGATGCTCAGGATCGGCCCATTTGCGCTGGTCCCACCCAGACGGGGCTTGGCCTGTTCGCGCTGGTACGCCCGTGTCGTCCCCGTCTGTATCGTCCCCGTCTGTATCGTCCCCTCCCGCTTGTGACTCTCTATAGGCTTGCGCCTCGGGTGACTGCTCAATGCCACGGAGCCAGCCTGGGAGTCCCTCAATCCCTGGTGGTCCCCAGCCGTACGCGCCGGACCACCAGGCCTCAAACTCCTCATCTTTTATATCTCTATCGAGATATTTGCGATACGCAGCCTGCATCTCCTCTTTCGCTCGTTCTCGGTCATAGTCGATGACTTCGGGCCGATCCTGCCCGGTAATCGTCGGGACGCCGTCAGAACCCGATCCGTTGTCACCTGTAACTGGAGGATCTCCAGTAAAATCAGTAGGAATAGCCATAGTCGTCCTCGGTACGGTCGGCGTTGTCGGAGGCGGCGTTGTCGGAGGTGGCGTTGTCGGGGGAGTCGGAGGTCGGCTCTCTGCCTTGAGTCGGTTTCCCTCCTGCTCGATACCCCGCAGCCACCCATCAAGACCTTCTGCCCCGGCTGGTCCCCATCCATACTGGCCCGACCACCAGCCCTCGATCTCTTCGTCACTGGCATCTCGACCGAGATGTTCTCGGTAGGCCGCACGTAACGCCACCTTGGCCCGTTCAAACGCCGCCACTTCGTCTTTTCTCAATACAGGCATCGTCTTCCCGTGTTTATACCCGGCGACGGGCGTTGGTCAACGGGTCCACGTCATCATCGACGGTGTATTGCGTGGGGTCTTCCACGTATTCCGGCAGCGTCGGCGCAGTCAAGCGCAATGCGTCCGGCTCGACATACGACACCACGACCACGCGACAATTCAGACGCCCGCGTGTTGAACGAGGTGTCTCCGAATCGGGTGAACGCATTCAGTCCCTCGGCTCTCGACAGTCCGTAATTCTGTCGATCTGCCCATCGTTTGGACTCTCGGTCCATGCGCGATTGGTTTCTGACGTAGGCCAGTTGATCAGCCGCCGTCTGACGCTGCAATTCAGCGGCCCGATTGGCGGCGTCGGTCGTGAGTTGCGCGCCTCGACCGGCCGCCCTGCTCTGGAGCGCGGCTGATCCGAACATCCCGGCACCAGTGGCAAGACCGGAGGCAGCAGCTATTCCGGCCGTTGTGATTCCAATAGACATCTTATGTTTCCTTGTTCTTGCAGAAGACGATCTGCGTCAATCGAGCCGTCTCGTCGTGCCCATAGTTCTCACGCAAGGACCGAGAGTGGAAATATCCCGCCGGAAACAACACCACGCGATTGAACTGGGCAGAGACGTGTTGCCGCAGAGACCATTGAGTCTGGTCACTCCATGCCTGTGCTTCCTGTGCCATGGCCGTTGCAGATTCAGCGCGGCTTTCCGTGACGCCAGACCACCTATGTCGCCAGAAGTCTGTGCCGTCCCCGTCTTTCGGATCTGGAGTCAAATACAGGATAACCGTCCAATCGCCCATACTCAGGTCTGTATGGATGTAATGGGGCTCTTCTTGACCCTCAGGACTCTGACGCAAGAGAGACAACGTCGCAATGAGGTCTGGCCGAATCTCCGTTAACCAGTCGGTGAAACCGCTTGGTTCGCACGCCGAAAACCCATGCCATTGCACGCCGCCGACTTCAAACGTCTGGAACGAATGCGCCAACGCCAATTCGCGATACGCGTTCGGGTCCGAAAGCACATTGTCGTAAACATGGACATCAGGGATGATCTCATCGCCTTCTGTGTCCTGTCCTAATCCACGGCTTTCATGATCAAGCGCCATGAGACGATGCGAGACCTGCTCGTTCAATTCCTCCACTGCCAGTGCTGCCGACTTCATGCGCTGAGTTCCTTCTGATACGCGATCTCGATACGCGTAAATCCCATCCGCTCGTAGAACTGTCCGACGCGCTCGGTCGGGGCAATCATCTGGAGCTTCTTGGCCCCACGGACCATGGCCCACGATTCCGCGGCCTTGAGGAGTCGCACGCCATCACCACGATGCCCCGGCGTAACCCACCAGAAGACCTCCCCGGCGCACAGTTCCCCAGAGAGAAAATGAACCGTGCAGATAATCCCGATCATCCCCACTAGAATGCCGTCGCGCTCAAGGACCAGAATCGCTGCGCCCTCATGCTCAATCAGATTCTCCACGACAATCGCCATCTGCGCGGGATTCTGCTGGATCACATCCCGGTACATCTCTGTCTGCAAAAATTGCTGCCCCATGGCGACCAGGGCCGGGGTGTCTTCCATCGTCGCCGGACGAATTACACGACCTGTTCGCAGCACACGTCCAGGCTGTATTGCATCGTCGTGCCCCCCACGCTGACATGCGTCGTCGCATACGTGATCGCCGTCGACTCGTCCACGCGCACCAGGATCGTCAGGCTCCCCACCGTCGCGGTCGTGTTGCCGGTCATCGCGGGACTCGCGGTTGTGCAACTGACCCCCCCTGAGGTCCACCCGAACGTCACGATCAGGGACGAACTGGTGGTCGCCGCCTGGGAAATCCTGGCTCCCATCGAGAGCCGATACATGCCCGGTGACACCGAGAGAATCGCGAAGTCGGTCGCGCTGATTGCCGTCTCCTGCGCGGACGCCTGCACGGTGTCCAGCAGATGCGGCGTGGCGTTCAGCCGGTCCACCAGCGACAGCAACCAGTACCGCATCACTCGCGTGACGCGACCTGAGATCCGGTTCGACACGACCGGAGTCTCGACAACGATCTGTGGTGTCGGGGATATCGTGAGCATTCATGCGTCCTGCCCTTGAATGTGTCGGCCCTCGACATCGGCCCCGACGATCCTCCACGGAATCGGATCAGCGACCGTAATCTCAGGCACCCACACGCGATCCGCACTCGCCAAGCGTGTCCAATAGACCCTGGTCCCAAATGACCCCTCTGGCCCTGCTGCGGCAAGCTGCGTATTGCTCCAGGTTTTCAGGTCGGTGCTCGTCCGCATCATGACCTGTGGGTCCACGCCCTGTCCCGTGGACGTGCCGAGACCAACTTCCAGCAGCAGTTCCAGACGCGACACAAACAGCCGTCGCACATTCGTGGCATCGAGCCACAGCGGCGGTGGCACCCGCAGCCGGCGAATCAGATCGCCGTTGCACTCGGTTGTGAACGCGGTGTCCATCGTGCAGATCAGGCCCGTCTCGCGATCCGCGACGAGGTGCTGTCCGAACGCATAGCAGTGACTGCGCGGACCCCAGAAGTTGTAACTCCCACTCCCGATGTCCCACACGCCGCGCTCGTGCCAGAGCCCGGTCGAGAGGTCGAACACCCACGTCGCGTTGGCCGCTGGGAACGTCAGGCAGTAAAACGTGTGGCCCTGGTCACTGTAGACCACCGCTTCGGCGTCGGTGATCGTACTCGTGCGGGCATAGCTGGTGATGGCCGTCTCGACGGCGTACGTGCTGATCCGTTCTGGCTCAAGACCGCTGGCGGCGACGACAATCCCCGCTCCGTCCGCTGTCTGAGAGAGCCAGATCATCCTGTCGGCAGCGAGCTTCACGGAATAGGGAGCCGTGGTGCCGTACCCAAAAACCGACCCCGGAACGGGGGCAAACGGGAACGGACTCGTCCCTGCGTCGTACCAGACTTCGCCCGTCTGCTCGCCAATCAGCCAGATCTGGCGATTGCCGTCCACGACCATCGCTTTCCAGGGGTCGGGGGCGATGCTGCGCTGGGCGTACTGTGTCGCGTCCCAGGTCGTGCCGTCGTTCAGGCCGCTGATATAAAACTTTGAGTCGGCAGAATCAAACGATAGGAAATAGCCGTCGATCATGCCGACCATCGTGCATTTTCCGGCCAATGCGCTGATCGAGGCACTGAGCGTATTGGTCGCGATGGTCAACAGGTAGGCGTTCGTCCCAGAGCCGATCAGGAGTTGCCCGCCGGCAGCACCGTTGCTCGCAATGGACGCGGGATTCGGGTCATTCGTGACCGTCCCATCCGTCACAATCGACGCGCTGTTGGTGTCGAGCACCTTGTAGACGCTCGGTCCAATGACGGCGAAGCAGCGATCCGCCATGGCGAAGAGAGCGCGTCCATTGATGTCAGAGACGGTGACGTACTCTTGCTGTCCGGGGCACGGATACAGGGCCGCAACGTGCGGAGAGGCCGACGCCTGGGTGGGCTCGGGATACCAATTGACGGTACGCTCGCAATCGGCCCACACACTTTGCGGTTCGTTCGAGCCGTACACAAAGCCTGGATACCGCGCCATTAGCTGTCCGAATAAATGTTGTAATGCGGGCCGGCCCCACCAAAGATCAGACCGGCCACGCCACTGGAGAGGTCCATCAGCCGCTCGTTGGCACGCTTCACGTCGG